TTAGTTTTTTATTTAATTTTTCACTTTTATTTAAAGATTTTTTGTGAATACCTTTTCTTTTCTTTGGTTTGTCTCTTGGTGTGAAAGTAGTATACTTTTGTTTAGCCACTTTTTAATATTTTTTCTTCTTCCAACCACTTTTCATATTTTTAAATGCTTTAGCTGAAACTGTGGATTTCTTTTTACTTCTTGATATACCAAGACGTTTACGTCTGTTTATATTGGCTACGAGTGACATATTTATTTTTTTCCTTTTATATTTTTAAGAGTAGACATTCCAAAACTTCCACTAAAAACAATCAAGACTGCCCACCAAAATTCAGTAGGTGCTGATTTTAAAATTTCAAAACCAATAGTCATTGAAGGTTGAGTTTGAGGTATGAATGTAAAAATAAAAATTAAACAAATTAAGATAGTTAAAAGTTCATCTTTTATTGAATGTTCTTGTTGTCTTATTTGCTCAACAGAAATTGTTTTAACTGCTTCAATCTCTCTAGCTTTGATAATCTTATCTTTCTCAATTTTATGCTGAATACCACCTATTACTTTCTGTCCAATTATTCTTGTTAATGGATTTTTAAGTAAAGGTAATACAAAATTAAGCATTAATAATTGTCCCTTCTATTTGCTGATTTACTTCTGATACGAAGATTACTTCTAGAGTTATCTCTAGGGTTCTTGTTTTTATGGTCTACGTCTTTACCTTGAATAGCTTTAGTTCCTAACTTCTTTTCCATTAGTCTTCTTGCTATTCTTCTATGTTGTCTATTATCCCTGTCTTTTTTACTTCTGACTGCGTATTCTCTTTTGTAGTCTCTAGCCATTAAAAGACACTGCTATTTCCTAGTTTTCTTTCTACTTCTTTTCTGTAAACAGGGTCTTTGTCATAACGTGGGTCATTCATTGCATCAGTTACTTGTTGTACTGAATTGAATTGTTCTACAGCAGTATTATTAACATCACCTTGTATCATTTCTTGTTGAGGTTGGTTTGTCATACCTGCTTTAGTCATAAGACCTTGAACAGCTAATTTGATTTGGTCAATACTACCTGTAGCAGTTAAATCATTAAATGCAGTTTGTTCACCTTCACTTAAATTATTACCTGCCCAAGAAATAAGTTCACTATATTTCTCTTGGCCACCTACAGTTTCATAAACTTGTGTAGTTTGAGTTTCTGCTATTGCTTTTTGACCTCTAATGTATTCATCAACAAGACCTTTATCTAAACCTTGTTTTGCTAATTCATTATAACTATTATTTGATAGTTCACCTTTGTCAGCATACTCATCAGCAAATTTACCCATATCAAAACCTGTGCTTGGAGCATTTTTAGGAATTTCCAAACCATCTTTTTTAATTTCTTCATCTACTGGAGCTTCTTCTGTTTGTTTATTAGTAAATTGTTTTTCTAATTCAGAATATGCTTTAGATAATTCTTCAGCAGACTTAAATTTTTCTGGTAACCAGTCTGGTCTTTGATTTTCTAAATTTTGTGGTTCTGTATTTGGTTGAGAGATAACTGCTCTATTACCATCTTCATCTGCACCAGTTTCAACATTGATGCCTTGTTCTTTTAATTCTTTAATAGCATCTTCATTTGTTGGTTGTGCTTCTGCTGTATTTACTTCTACTTTTTCGTATATTGCCATAGTTTTTTTATTCCTCTTGGTTAATAACAACTTCACCATCTTCTGCTGAAACAGTTGCACCAGAGTTAGCGATATTTTGTGCCATAGGCACAGCTACTCTAGGGTCAGTTGCCATGTTCTGCATCTGTTGTGCCATCTGTTGCTGTTGTGCTTGTTGTTGTTCTTGTTGTAATTCTTCAGGTGTCTTAATTAGACCAACAATATCTATTTGATTTGCAATACCAAATTTCTTAATGGCATTTTCAAGGTTGATATGTTTTGCTAATACTTCAGAACCTAAAGTTCCTGCAAGGTCAGATAAGAATTGTAATAATTTTAACCTATCACTTGCTCTACCCAATGCTTCCATTCCAACTATAATTTTTACTTTAACTATATCTTTTGGAAGTTCTGGTAGTAGTTTCTGCTTCCTTAACATCGCTAATTTAGTGTTAAGATAAGGAAGTTGAAATTCTGTTGTTAATATTCCATAGACACCACCAAGTGCGTCTTGTAATTCATTTGCCACTAATTGGACTTCTGTTGCAGTAACTCTTTCTGCTTGTCTTTGTACTGAAGCATTTAAAAGGAAAGCAAATTGAAGTCTTTGTTCAATTCTATTCATGCTTTCTAAAGCAACTCTAAAATCACCGAATTTGTTAGCTTGTAGTACAGTTACGTCTTGTGCTGAACCTTCAATAATAGCACCATTACTGGCCTTTGCTATTGCTGAAGCCCTTGTAGTTCCTGAAGGTGAAACAAGGAATAGCATTTTAGCAGAAGCAGAACTTCCTTCTAATATTGCTCTTGATAAACCCTCTAGACTTTTTAAATCACCAATAAAACTCTCAACGTGGCCTCTACCATAATTCATTCCATCTATACGATTAAATCTTAATGCAATGTAAGGTAATGTTTCTTTTGTATATTCTTTTTTGTATAGGATAAATCCTTTTACTTCTTGGTGTACTATATATTTATTTCCATGTTTCTTAACGCATGTAAATAAATCACAAGTTTTGTCTTCTTGTGTGTTGTCATATAATCTTAATTGTTTAACAACTTTGTCAGGAAGTGAAGAAGCAGAAACTCCTTCTTTAATAATAATTTTTAATACATCACCCTGTGGGTCTCTTTTAACAACATAATTTTCTAATCTATATGTTCTTAATCCTGTATCAGTAATTTGTAAAAGTACATTACCAGATACAATTAAATGTTTTAATGCTTCGTATACTGCAACTCTATCATTTTGAGTTTCAATATTATCCATTACAGATTTTTCTATTTTAGCTAAACCTTGTTCTATAAGTTTCTTTTCAGCAGGGTCGCCTTGAATTTTTTTGTAAACTAAATCATCAACATCAATTCTAAAGAATGGTGCTTGTGGTGGAAATAAAGCTAACATCAATTTAGATGCTAAATTTAAAACACCTCTACTTCCTATACTTTGATATGGAGTTGAGTATTGTGTATTTTCGTTAGAACCTTTTTCAGGATATAGATATGGTATAGTTAAAGTAGCACTTTCTCTTGCTCTCTCTAAATAACTTTCTCTATCTTGTTCTAGTTTTTGGTACTGACCTTCAATAGAACTAATACTTTTATTATTGATGGTGTTATCACTTAAAGTGTAACTTTCCGACTTCATTTATTATGCTGTAGGGAAATTAGTACCACTACCACTTGAAGCTAAAGGTATTCTTAATGAACCTCTACCAACTCTTTTTCTTGCATAATTTGATGCTGTAGTTGTGCTTCGTGTACTATTACTTGCTTCTGTAGGTGCTTTTTGTTTTGTCGTTGCACTTGTCACCACTGGTGGTGGAGCAGGAATAGGTTCTGGAGCAGGTGGTGGACTAGGTCTTGAAAATGAACACATGTCTAGTTTTCCTCTTGTTGTTTGTTTTCTTTGATTAAATGATTTACGACTGACCTTTGACCTGCTTTGAACCAAACTTGTTTTTCATTGTCTTCAATGTTTGGACATTTGTCAGGAAAGATTGCGTCTAGGTATTTAATGACTTCTTCATTAATTCTTGGCTTTTTTGTCATTAGATACTCCTAAAGTGGGACTTAATTGCTCGTTTCTTTTTGATATGATTTCTCCTGCTATTGCTGAATACCCACACGCATCAACAAAATCGTCAGAATTAAAGCTACCCCCCTGACTTCTTGCTATCTTTAGCAATGTCATCATATTTGCTACATCTTCAGGTAAGATAACTATATTGAGTTTAGTCTTATTCTGTAGGAAGCCAGTCCATAATCTGGCAATGTTTTCATGGTTTACTACCTTATCTCCATGCTTATCTTCTCTATCTTTACTAACTAGCTTTTTTGCTTGGTCTAGAATTTTTGTGCATTCCATGTGTTCTCCATAATATTATTTGTTTAGTTTTATAATTGTATTCACCATCTCTTAATATTCTTGCTAGTCTACCTTGATGGTAAGCATCAGCAACGTCATAACCATTTCTATGATATTCTGAACAGACAGCTTCCCAAAGTTCATCAATAGTTTTTCTATCTAAAAGAACTCTCGCTGATTTGACTGCACCACAACCTTTTAGGCCTGAATATCCATCGCTACTATCACCACATAAAACTTGCATACAGAAATTGTAATCAGCTTTTTGTTCATCAATATATTCGATGCTGTCATCTATAATGAAACAATGCCATGTAGGTATTGTTCTCATATCTTTATCACCAGAAACAATTACACAATTATTTTTGTATTTACCTGTTGCTAGTAATCCAAGAACATCATCACCTTCTAGTGCTGTAAAAGTTTCACACTTATGTGTTTCTTCAATCCATTTTCTTAATGGTGCATAACAGACAGGTTTTCTAATTCCTTTTCTGTGAGACTTATATGTACTGTCTATTGATTTTCTAAAATTTACTTTATCTGAAAATGCTACAATAACATCTTTGGAACTTGTCTTTTCTAAATAGTGAGCAATAGATTGTTTCCATAATTGTTTACCTTTTGCTAAATCAGAATGTAAAGTCCATACATCATTACCCCAATCAATAGGTTCTTCTAAACTAGAAGTAATCTTATAGGCAAGTA